CGGCACCGACAAGTCCAGTTTCGAGTCATTTGTCGGGGCAGCGCTCGGGAATGATTTTCAGCTCACCGATTTTTTAGGCGCGATACACACCGTGCGTTTCGCGGTCGATCAATTCCAGTGGAAGTTCTTGTTTGATCAATCATTGCGTTATTCCTGGAGCGTGCAGCTTCGAGAGGCGGTGACACCCTGATGCCAATTCCCGGCGATCTTTGTCTCCTGCAGGATCTGAAAGCCTATATGGGTGGTGCCAATCCCACCGACACCAGCAACGATGCGGTGCTTTCGGCATTGATTACGGCGGCTTCGGGTTTTATTGCAGCCTTCCTCGACCGCGATCTATTTACCCTTGGCGGACAAGGGATGTCGGCGATCGCGTCGGTTGGCACGGATGCCGGCGGAGCCTACGTAGCCCTGAGCGCGCCGTTGCCTGGAATTCCCCCGATCGCCAACCAGATGACCGACTTCGCCAGCGGAGCCGTCGCTACCGTGATTACGCCCGCGGCCGGGATGCTCAACACCACTAGCAAATTGTATTTATCCTCTACGACTTCTCTGAGCGCCGGTGACCCAGTCGACTTCGCCTACCAGCTTACCTATACCGAGACTTACAACGGTAGCGGCAAACCCTGGCAATGGGTAAAGCAGTGGCCGATCAGTTCGCTGGTCACCATAACCGATCTGCCATCGGGGCAAGCTTACTCGCTGAGCGCGATCGTCGCCGATCCAGAACTGCCGCGCCTGATGTTCAAGACCGTGCTTGCGAATTCGTCGTTCATCTTGGTGCTTCCGACTGGTGAACTTCTGGGCCAACAGTTCGGTTGCGGCATTCAGAACCTCCAAGTCGTTTACACCGCGGGATTCCTGACTCCGCCGCGCGATTTATCGCAAGCGGCGCTCGAGGTGGCTCTGCTCTGGTTCAAGGATCGTGATCGAATAGCCATTCCGAGCCAAGGGATGCTGGGCACTCACGTCAATTTCTACAACACCTCCGATCTTTTGCCTGAAACTCGCCTCAAACTGAATAACTATCGGCGCACGTTGAGAGGCTACTGATTATGTCAGTAAGTATTTCGATAGGATCGGCCGCCGACATAGTTCAAGCGCTGAGACAGATCGCGATCCGCGTCGGCTCAGGCCTCGCGTCTGAGATGAGCGCGGCCACCACGATGCTGCGCGAGTACATCGTGACCGACAAACTTTCCGGCACCCCTCTCAAGCAGCGCAGCGGAGGGCTGCGCGACTCGATAACTTCTGAGGTCAGCGCAAGTGACGAGCAAGCCACGGGTATTATCGCGACCGCGGTAGTCTACGCCAGAATTCAGGAATTCGGTGGACGAATCGCCGCTCGAAATGCCGCAAACCTCACTATCCCGTTGGCGGCTGTGCTGGGCGCCGACGGTGAAGCTCGTTTCAGCGCGCGCGACCTGGTGTCCAATCCCGCACTCGGCGGCTTCACCGGCACGTTTGTTAGGAAGCAAATCCTATTCGGCAAAGGCGCGCGGGGGGCGATTACTCCATTGTTCAAACTCCAACCGTCGGTCGAGCTTCCCGCCAGATCGTTCTTTGGCTCGGCGTTGTCGGAAAAACAGAGCGACATACTCGCCGTATTCCGCGATGGCGTAACCGAGGCGCTCTAACGATGCCAACTACGCAGCGCAATCTGATTCTCGACAACATGGTCGCCGCACTGCAGGCGATCTGCGGCGCGCCCAATTACTTCTACAGCGTCCATCCGCAGGCTGTGTCGCGAGTGCTGACGCCGGTGGACCGGATTACGATTTTTCCAGCGCTGTTCGTCACCGAGGGCACTGAAACCAGCCGCTGGCAAACTCTTGGGCCGCAGCTCCTCACCAACAATTTCGAGATTGTAATCTGGGGCTATGCCCGCGCCGACGGCTCGATCGCTTGCGACGCCACGCATGCCAAAGAGGCGCTGCTGCACGACGTTGACGTGGCGCTGGCGTCCGCGCTCGAACCCGGCCAGTTGAATGGATCGATTGTCGACTTTATTCCCTCCGGCACAACTCTCGCGGTCGAAACCGACGAAGGGCTCGCTGCGTTTTTCGGCGCGCCAGACGTCGGCGTTTTCAGGATGCGTTTGCCGGTGATTTATCGGCGAGCGTGGGGCCAGCCGTGAAGCTTCACATCCCCGACCGCCATCCAGCCTTCGGCAATTCGTTCGGCTACAGCCGCTGGGCCGACGCGTTAAGGAACGACCTCGATGAGCTCGGACTTCACGTCGGCGATTGCGACACAGCCGACGCGGTAGTTCATGTCACGCCGCCGCACTTGTTTGCACCGCGCGCGGATTTGTTCAACGTGCTGTTCACTGCTTTCGAGGGCGAGATTCTACCCGACCAATATCGGATGGCGTGCCACACCGCCGATTTGGTGGTGGTCCCGTCACGGCATAATCTCCGCGTCTTCGGAGCCGCCGGCATTTGTGCGCTGCGATGCCCGCTTGGAATCGACTCGAAAAGCTTCCGCTTCGTCGAACGCCGGCCTCCGGGCCGCGGCGAACGTTTCCGCTATCTATGGGTCGGTGCGCCTAATCCTCGCAAGGGATGGCCGATTCTCGATCGAGCGTGGCGACTCGGATTCGATCGCGATTTCCAGGTCGAACTCTACGTCAAGACCACCTCAGCCGACGAATCGCTGCAATGCGCCGGCAACGTGATCGCCGACGGGCGCCGCTTGAGCAAACCGCAACTCGCGCAGCTCTATGCCTCGGCGCACTGCTTCGTGTTTCCGAGCTACGGCGAAGGTTTCGGTCTGACGCTGGCGGAAGCGATGGCGACCGGCTTACCGGCGATTTTCACCGGCTACGGTGGTGTTTGCGACTTCGCTAATAGCGACAACGCGTATCCATTGAAGCATCGGATGATCGCGGTCGAATATTTCGGGCGGAACCTGATGGCCGCGGCTGATCCCGAGGCGCTCGCTGCCGAGATGCTGAGTGTCAAGCGCGACTACCCGCGCGCGCTGGCCAAAGGACGCCGTGCGGCGGCCGACTTGGCTTCTGATTTCACCTGGCGGAACACTGCGCTGAACCTGGTCGCGATCATAGACGATCGCGCCGCCCAAACTTCCGCCGCCTGAACCGCCGACGATTACAAGGCCGGATCTGCTTGCCAGATCCTTCGATCATCCGCATTAGAACGGGCGGCGATTAATTGGCTGCCCCGCCGGTATTGGCCGGCAATCAGCAGAGGTACTATGCCACAACTTTCGCGCAAGACTCTGGTGGCTGCGAAGTTCGAGCTCGCCTACGGCGTCGACTCCGGGCCGACGGTCGCTCAGAACGGCCAGCTAATGTTCGCGCAGGTCAATCCTGTTCAGATCGCGCCAAAGGTGTTTGACGTCAAGGCGCTGCGCCAGACCTTTTCGCCGCTTGCGAAGATCGTGACTCCGGCGAGCCAAAAGTGGGACGGCCAGAGTCTGATCCAGGGCGCCGGCACTCCCGGCGGCACACCGCGGCTCGATTCGCTAATACAGGCTTGTCAGATGAGCGCGGCGTGGACCTCGACCACGCTCACTTACACCCCGACCTCCGCGATGCCGCTGGCGGGCGCTCCGCAGTCGACAACGATATACACCTACCTCGACGGCAATCTTCATCAGATTCCCGGCGCGGTCGGCAGTTTCAAGCTCTCCGGCAAGTCAGGCGCGCCGGTCACGATCGATTTCGCGATGCAGGGGCTTTACGTCTCGCCTGTGGTGGAAGCCAATCCCAACGGTTTCACGACTGACAGCTTCCTCGCCACCTTTATGCAGAACGCGGCCCTTAAACTCAAGTCGTCGATCAATCCTACCTATTACTACCCGACCTTCATCGCTTTCGATTTCGACGAAGGCGTCAAGGTTGTCGAGCGTGGCGATGCGAGTTCGACACACGGCGTCAAGGGCTTTATGCCGGTCGAACGAAACGCCACCTTGAAGCTGACGCTCGAAGCCGATTTCGCCCACCGCAACTTTTTCCCTGAACTCGAACAGGGCGCGTTGCTCGAAGCCTATTTCTTTCAGGGCTCCGCACCCGGCAACACCGTGATGTTCGCATATCCGTCGGCTCAGCTGGTTGGGATCAAGTACGGCGACGCGAGCGGCATTCGTACTATCGAGCTCTCCCTGGCGCTGGTAACCACCACAGCCAACGCCGATTCCGAATTCTACCTCACGATCAGTTAATCGAGCCTCGCTCCTCTCCGCCAAGGGCTATTTCACAGTGGAGCAACCGTATGGCGATACGCGCGATAAATCCGGACGCGGTGCGGCAGTATGTCTCAAACGGCGATCCCGAAAACTCGAGCTGGCGATCTGGTGCTGCCAACACGGCCACGGTTTTCTCTCTGCGCACACTCTCGGCGGGTGAACTGTTCGAGATCCTCGATTCGACCCAAGAGATTGTCAGCGGCGATGGTGGCCGGCCGAATATCAATGTCGATGTTAATCGCCGTAACTGGCGGCTAGTGGAAAACGCTCTCGTGGACTGGCTAAATTTCACCGGCGAACGCGGCAATCCGATAAGTTTCGAGAGCCTCGCTGAGGGCGGCCCGCGGCCGCGACCCTCCAAGCATTGCCTCGACGCTCTTCCCGCGTGGCTGATTCGCGAGCTCGCCCGCGAAATTTTGCGCGACAACTCCCTCGCCGCGGCCGAAATAAAAAACTCGGACGCCTCGCTCGAGGAGAGGTCAGCGCCTACGAGCGGGGCGGTTACGAAATCCGAAGCTTGACGATCTATTTTCGAGCCCGCCGATGGTTGCGGGCGGGCATTCTGCCCGCGCCCGGCGGGTGGCTCGATCAGAGCGCGCGCTTGATAGCCGCGTTGGAAGTGATAATGGGCGAGGAAACTAGGAAATCCAATGGCTAATGCCGACTTTGAACTTACTATCGTCATCACTGCGATCGACGACGCTTCTGCCGTCCTGCAGACGGTGGCGGCCGAGGTCGAACAGTTTGACGCTTCGCTGACCGCGCTTCAGCAGGACACGCTCGTGACCCTTCAGGACCTCGCTCAACTCACGAGCGCGCTGGGCTCGGCCATCGATCTTAGCGCGGGCGGCGGCGACGATACCGGCGGCTATGGTGACGGAAGCTCAATTAGCGGCTTTGATCCGCTGACCGGCGACACCAATCCATTGGGCATCGACCTCTCAGGATTCTCCAGCCAACAACCTGACGTAAGCGACCAGGCGCTTAACGCGGCGCAGGCCGGACCGTCCACTCTGCAGGTAATCCAGAACAACACCTTCAACGGGATTCTCGATCCAAGCGCGATCCAGGATCAGGTTATTCCGGAGCTCGAACGCGCCGTCGCCCGCGGCACCACGCTCCTTGCCTCAGCCTAACTCCGATTGTTTTTATGAAATCACTCCCTTCCTCCTTTATCACAGAGAAAAATAAAACCGCTGCCGCGCCTTTCAACGCGATGGTAGTCCAATTTGCGGGCGGCACGGTGGTTCTCACTGACCAGGCGCAAGCAGGCACGACCCTGTTTGGCGCACCGAACCTGCCGATCGTCAAAGATTGGGGACGCCTCGACGGTGTGCTGAATCTACGCGAAGGGCTGCCAGCAATTTCCGCGCTCAGAATCCGAGGCCTCAATCATCCCGGCAGCGGCGGTTCGGGCACCACGCGATTCTCCGACCTGTTTCCCTCCGCGTCCCTCGAAGCAACCATGGTGCAGTTGGCCCAATTCTTCTGGATCGGCGGCGCACCCGGCGGTTCCGCCACTAGCTACATCTTCTTTAGCGGAGTAGTCAACGATCCGATTCAATACTCAGAGACTGATTGGTCATTCGAGATCGTCTCACTACTCGATCATTACTTAGCCCGCGACTACGGCATCCCGGTCAATCAAATCGGTTTTCCCTACCTCGACAAAAAAGATGTCGGCAATGTAATCCCGACCGTGTACGGCACCGTGCGAGGCCTGCCGTTGCTCGGGCTCAAGTCTCGCGCCGCAACCTATCCCGCTCAATCGACGAGCAACCTATCCCAGGTCGCGCTTGCCGACGTGATCGTCAACTCCACCATCGCGGTCCAGGAGGACTGGACCGTCACGATGAGCAACGGCGACGCCTTCGTGCCCAGCGTTTTTACTCCGCCAAACGGCTTCAACACGCCCAGCGGAACCTATCTCAAGGATGTCTGCTGGAATAATACCTATGGCGCCGACAATCTACTGTACGCGACCGACGGGGCAATTCTCTATTGCTACGTCGGCGAATGGACCAACACTGGGCAGAACGCGCCCAGCGGAGCGAAATTTCAATCACTCGGTAGCTTCAGCGGCAAGCTCTACGCCGGCGGATTGAACACGTCTGGAAAAAATACGCTGTGGCGACTGGACCTCGGGGGATGGACGCAGGTATTTGCCGAGAGCGGAGCTTTTGTTCAGGGCGGAATCGACAGACTGGGAACCTCGACTTCGCGCACTGGTGTGCTGCTGGCCGGCGCGCAATCGGCGGCCGGCGGCAGTTCCGCGCTTTACAGCTTCGACGGGACCTCCGTCACTCTTGAATGGACTCAGAGCAACAACGGCACCGGCAATTTCTACTCGAATTTCGCCGACTTTGGCGGCGCGCTCTATGTCGCTGAACGTGAAGCCGCGACTTCGACCGTCGACTTGCTCACATGGAGCGGCAGCGCCTGGACCACCGCACATAGCGGCGTCAGCGGCGACCTTTCGAGCGGCCCCACGCTCTTCGTGTTCGGATCATCCGCAAAGCTCTACGTCTATGGCGCGAGCGGCGGCCCCAATCATCCGAAGACCTTCACCTGGGACGGCACCACCTGGACGCTCGACAATGATTTTGGATCGCACGTCGGCACCGGCGGCTCGACAGT